ATTTCGTTACGTAGGTGTTGAGTGTTCCGGTGAGGAATCGGATTATTATGGCCCAATGCGGGAGGTGGAGCAAGCAATGTTAGACGAAACGTTTGAAACGGGTCGCGAGGAAGCTCTACTCACTCTAGGAGTGCATATGGACACAACAAGGTTTATTGAGAGGTGGAGGAAACTCTATTGGAAGATATTTTTCAAAGCTCTGGAAGAGAAGGATTGCCCATTGGTGGAGGCTCTTGGTTTGGCGGAAGCGCTCAAGATCCGAGTCATTAGTAAAGGACCTGCATATTTATATACGGCATTGAAGCCTGTGCAGTTGTTCTTATGGGGGACATTAAAGTCCAATCCAGTGTTTGAATTAATAGGGAAACCGGTGAGTGAGGAGGTGATTACTAAAGCGTTAGGAGATATGCGAATGCATCCGAAGGATGTCATTATTTCGGGAGACTACAAAGCCTCGACCGACAATCTCCATTCCTGGGTATCGGAGTGCATTGCTAAAAGAATATGCAGCACATTAAGAAAGAACGGTTCGTTCTTCCCGGTCCAATTAGAGGAAATGCTAATAGCGTCACTGACCCGTCACGTCTTCGTAGATCACGAAGGTAACCAACGACCTCAGAGAGAGGGACAACTTATGGGGAGTGTAACAAGCTTTCCAATCCTTTGTATTGCTAATGCTGCCATGTGCCGATGGGCCATGGAGGAAGCGTCCGGTAAACATTACTGGCTAGACAATAGGATCCCGTTAAGGGTTAATGGAGATGATTGTGTCTTCAGGGGGCCACAGGGTTCGTTAGAACATTTCTGGGAGAAGATCACCGCGTATGGCGGTTTGGAATCATCTGTTGGTAAGACTTATTACTCTAAGAAGTTTGCAGTAATCAATTCAGTATTATATGATATTGTTTATGATGAAGTGGACCGATGGGCTGAGGGGCTGGCCTATAAACCAGCACGTTTCGTCGAACGTAAATACATTAACCTTGGGTTAGTTTACGGAATGCAGCGATCGTCAGTTCAGGGGGTTCATCAAGAATCTTGGAATCATGGGGAAATACATCGTGAGTTGCACAGGAGTTGTCCTGGTGAAAGATGGGAGATAGTTAATCAGCTGTTCATGCGTTTGCATAAGGAACTTTTAGATTGCTTTAAGATCCCTTACTACGTCCCGGAATGGGCAGGAGGCTACGGTTTAGTAGGTACTCCGAGTAAGGATGATCGTCGGATCATATCGTGGATCAAGGACCGTATTGTCAGTAATGACACATACGCAACACCACGAGTGGTAAGTGAGAAAGCAGTCTGGATGATGCATAAGCTGGTGCTCAAACGACTAAGGCCGATGGGGCTCACTTCGGTGAGTCATCGTTGGGTAACCCCTCGGGGTGATAACCGTTCGTATGATATTGAGCAGAACTATTCCAAGGTCTACAAAT